TGGTTTATTTACTAAAAAATACAGCAGCACAGCTCCTCTTTTTGCAAATACAAGAAGGGGAGCTTTTGCTGTCTAATTTTTATACTGACTACTTGCTCGAATTAACTAACGAGCAGACACTAGAAAAGCTTTACTGTATACCTACGGTTGTAACAACAAACGAGCGTTATACAAGTATTCAAGTTGGCACTAACGCCAACACACCTTTAGCGGGAAGTTTATTAATTGACTACCCAGCGAGATTTTCATTTAAAATTTACGGGCAAAATAGTAGCACTAATTTAGACCCGACTAATAATACAGTAGTAGGACTAATTGAAAAAGGTTATTTAATGGTCCAAGATATTACTACACCTTACTTTACTGACCCCAACTTAACAATTCCTGCAGATGTCGCATATAACGGATAAAAATATAATAGCCGAGCCTATGGTAATTAACATGGCAGGCATAGCCTTGCAAGAGGCTAGTGAGAGAGAGATGCCTACAGGTTGGGTTAGTTATGGCGATTCTAATTTATTCCCTAATTACTTAATAGAATTATACAACGATTCACCCGTACACCGAAGCCTTAGCATGTCTATAGCGTTTACAGTAGCAGGAAAAGAATTTAAGACAAGTTTACCCGTAGCGAATAGAGAGCTTTCACGTTTAAAATTTGACGAGCTACGCCATTGCACGGCCTTAGACTTAAAACTACATGGAGGTTTTTATTGGGAGGTGATATGGAGCGTAGACAGGTCTACAATAGCGCGCATTAACCATTTACCTTATGAAAATTGCAGGTTAGCAGTAACTAACGACGAGGATATTATACCAGGCGTTTATTACTCTAAAGATTGGGCAGACTTCCGTAAAAAGAAAAATAAGCCTAGCTTTATACCTATGTTTAACCCTGCAACTAACGCAGAGGAACCTAGCCAAGTTTTATTTGTTTCAGTTATGACGCCAGGCAGCGCTTACTACCCTAAGCCTGACTACTACGGGGCGTTAAATTACATTGAATGCACGCGAGAAATTAGCGAGTTTTACCGCGCTTTCTTATCGAATGGAATGGCCCCAAGTTATATGCTGCATTTTAATAATGGCGTTCCCGATCCTGAGGAGCAAATAGCTATTCGTAGGCAGTGGGATAAAATGATTGGCGCTCAGAAAAGCGGTAAGGTTGTACTTACTTTTAACGAAAATGCGGACCGCACGCCTAAGTTAGATTTGGTCCCAATGACCGACGCGGATAAGCAGTGGGAGACCTTAACGAACCAAAGTAGAGAAATGATAATGAACGCGCACCGCGTTACCTCACCTCTTATTTTTGGTATTCGAGACAGTGGTGGCCTTGGCAGTAATTCAGACGAAATAAAGCAAGCCTTTAGATTATTCGATAAGCAAGTTATAGAGCCTTATCAAAAGTTAATTAGCGACGCTGTAGAGGAGATTTTAAAAGGTATTGGCATAGTTGCAAAAGTTGAGCTAGAGGGAAATGATGTTTTCGGTGAAGACGCTACAGCACAAACCGAAGGCGCACCGAGCGCAGCTGTTGCCCCTGCTGATATGCAAAATGTGTTAAATATTGCAGCTCAGTACATGCAGGGCGCAATTACTGCAGGTCAGGCTAAACAAATTTTAAAACTAGCTTTTCCTAGTCTTACGGATATTCAAATAGACACGCTACTAGGAGCAGAGCCTACACAGCTCGAAAAAAAAAAGATAGAACTTGCGTTACCGGAGAGTTTTGCACCCACTAAAGAAATGGCCGCAGAGGCTGAGCTAGGTTTAAAATGGCGCGAGGAATATGGAAGGGGTGGTACCGAGGTAGGCGTAGCACGAGCTCGAGATATTTCAAACCTTAGAAACTTATCTTACGACACTGTTAAACGAATGAACAGCTACTTTTCGAGGCACGAAGTAGATAAAGAGGCTACAGGTTGGAACCAAGGCGAGGAAGGTTTCCCTACTGCAGGCCGTATAGCGTGGCAGTTATGGGGTGGAGAGCCAGGCAAGGAATGGGCAGAGCGCATTATAACCCGTTACCAAAGTGAGGAGCTTATAGATATTCCCGAATTTACCGAGGAGGCAGAAAACGAATGGATAAATTTTTTATCTGATAAAGGCGAAATAGTCGACTTAGACGAGTGGGAGCTTATCGAAGCCGAGCCTGTAGATATGGCTAGCGTTAGAAGTTACAGCCGCCCCAACGAAAAAAGTATAATGGATTCAGGGTTATACAAAATTCGTTATAAATACAGCACTAATCTTAGCGCTAACTCGCGTAAGTTTTGCCGCCAAATGGTAGCAGCTAGCCGCGCAGGTTATGTATACCGTTATGAAGATTTAGACTACAACGGATTCGAGGCTAACAGCATGAGCCAGGCGGGAGAAAATTCAAAGTTCGCGCCTAGTGGTATGGATTCCTATTCGGTATGGCTTTGGAAAGGCGGTTCCTTTTGTGCCCATAAATTCGAACGCCAAGTTTATTTTAGAAAAAGAGAAAAGGGAAGGTTTTTAGCTGAGAAGGGAATAAGTAACGACGACCCTATTAGCGTGGCTAAGGCTATACGTGCAGGAATGCCGTTAAAAGATATAGCCGCTAACTTTGCCATGGCCAACACGGCACCAAATGACACGCCTACACGAGGCTCAATTAAATACGCAAATACTTAACAATATGCCAATTAACCCCGAAGTACTATTTATCGACGAGCACTATTTGAAAAAATACACTCAAATTAACGAGGCTGTAGACACTAACTTAATACGCCCTGCTATTTACTTAGCACAGGATAAGTATTTACAGCTTTGGCTAGGTACGGACCTTTATAACAAGATTAAAACTGAAATAGCTAATAACACGCTAAGTGGAGTTTACGAAACTTTACTAGACCAATACATTTTAAAGCCTACTGTGTGGTGGACTATGGTAGAGCTTTACCCTAGCTTAGTTTACAAGCACGATAACGGTAACTTAGTAAGCCGTCAGAGTGAAAACACTACAGCTATAAGTAAAAGCGAATTAGACGCGCTTATAGATAAGGCTAGAGATAATGCTAATTGGTATACTCAGCGCTTAGTAGATTATTTATGTAATAACGCTAGCGCATACCCAGAATATAGAAGCAATACTTACCCCGATATTTCACCGCTAAAAAAAGTAAATAGGCAGAGTTCCGTTATTTTTTCAGAGGGTAGAATTGAGCCTAGCGCCTGGAGTAGATTTGGAGTAAGAGATTTTTATAACTCTTAATTAGTTTATGACAAGGGAACAACACGAAAAAACAAACCGCAAAGAGCAGGAGAAAAAGCTCCGCATTTACTTAGCAAAAATTAAAAAACAAATTAATGACAGCGCCAACACTAGACCAACTAAAAGCTAAATTTAACGAACTCGGTTATAAGTGGGAGCCATTCCATTTGGTAGGCATTCGTTCCGCTGCTAACGAGCCTAATAAATTTGACGATCTAATAGGAGTAGTTAATGGCAACGAATTAAAGTTTTTTACCGGTACTACTAACCCAGGTACTTTTTGGCTTAACTCACCTATGAACCCTAAAGGCGCTGCAGTTTTGAAATGTGGCCAATACGTCGATAGTTGGGTAATGGGGTTGCATAAAGGCAAGTATAGAGCTTTAACACAAGCGAAACCAATTACTGTATGGCGCGACGCAGATAAGGACAGCATAGCAGAGGAGCAGGGCAAAGAGGATACGGGTATTTTTGGAATTAATATACACCGCGCTAATGAAGCTGTAGCCTCTAAAAACATTGACAAATGGAGCGCAGGCTGTCAGGTACTAAACGACCCTAAGCAATTTAAGGAGCTACTAGATTTGTGCGAGGAAAGCAAAAAGAAATATTTTACCTATACTTTACTCCATGAATTCTGACAAAGAAATAGAACAAATGCACGAAGAAATTAGAGAGATTAACAAAAAACTAGATAGAGTTCTAGTTACTCTACTTGGCGACGAACAAATGAATATAGACGGGCTTACGCATAAAGTAGCGCAGCACGAGAAATATATTCAGAAACAAAAGTTATTCATGGCCAAAATGAGCGGAATAGCTACGGCAATGGGAGTACTCGGTAGTCTATTAGTGCAACTTGTTTTAAAATTAATGTCGTGAGAAAGTGGCTTAAAAGCATTTTAGCCGTAGACGGTAACCAAAGTTCTAAACGACTAAGCGCAGTAATGGCGCTTTTTTGTTGTATAGCTTTTTCTTGGATAGCGACCTTTACACCGTACCAATGCCCCGAATACATGTTCGAAGGCTTGCTAGTAATTGCAGGCGGTGGGTTGGGTCTTACTGTAATTGAGAGTATATTTACTAGATATAAAAAGAATAACAATGGAAGCGAGGAAAATTAGAATAGGGTTAATAGTTATTTTTAGCTTATTGATGTGGGCGCTAATTAGTACTACTAAATACCAAGCGGAAATAATAAAGCGGTCCAAAGTAGAAAAGGCTCTACTAACTAATAAAACACAAATAGATAGTTTGAAGGGTGTTAATGCGGAACGCCAGGCGCAAATAGACGAACTTAGCAGGCAATTAAAAATAAATGAAAATGAGTATAAAGAAAATATTAAGGCTATTGACAGTCTCAATAATCTTAATTTGCGTAAAGCCATGGAGCGCCTACTCGCAGAGCTTACCAAGTGATACTATAATATGTTTAAATGCTGTTGAGGTCCGCGCCTTATTAAAGCTAAAAGCGGAGCGCGACTATTTGCACTCTCAGTTAAAAGTAATGGTAAAGGCTGACAGTCTTAAAACAAAAGTCATAATAGATAACGACAAAACAATAAATAAGCTTTCTCTAAACTTATCCGACGCTGAAACGAAATACAACGATCAGTTAAATAAAAAGGAAAATTGGCGCACAGCTACGCTAGTCGGCATTCCTGTAAGCATTCTCTCCGGTATTATTCTCTCTATATTCCTATAAAAGCGTTTCTCTTTACTAGCTATTAACATTCACATTGTTAATAAATATGTTTTTTTTGTTTGTGTAATTGAAAAAAGGTTGTACATTTGCTCTATAACCATAAAACAAAAAACAAAATGAACACAGTAACAATTTACAACCAAGGTCAAAAAGTAAACACCTTTAATTTTGCAACTGAAAAGGAAGCTGTAGACTGCATGTTACGCCATGCCTCAGAAAAAAGTTTAGAAGTAAATGATCTATATACCGAAGCTTATAGCGAAGGTATTAAACCTGAAATTTTAATACTTGTAAATGAAGCTTAAAATGAGAAAAGAACTTAAATTTATTCTCGGCTTAATTTTAATTTTTATAGCCTGGGGACTTATCGGAAACGACGAGTACGAATTTCAAAAGAGACACGAAACAGTAATTTCTAAAACCAAATAATATGAGTCAATTTATAGACGAATTTTGCAACGACCTTGCAAATTACAACGATAATTTTTTAACCCTAAAAGAACCCAAAACAATGGAAAAAAAAGTAAAATGGCAATTAATAGAACAGTCGCGTTACGACGGTACTTATTGGATGCTGAAAAAAGACAGCGAGTATATTAAAGCATTTGTTAATTACGAGCAGGCAGTAGACGAGTTTAACATAGCTGTAAACTTTATTGAAAAGGATGTAGTAGTAATGGAGGTAGAAGTATGAAGTACAAAGTAGTAGTTATTCCAATTGACGAGGTGAAAGTAAGTTTATACGACCGCCTTAAAGTAAGCACGCAGTTTCAAACCGACAGCTTCGAGGTTGCACAGCAAATGCTAGCCATATTAGCCGATATTTACCAACTTCCAAAACCTAAGTGGAGCGAAGTACCAGGCGAGCTAGAGGTAAGAGATGAAAGTTTAATTTTAAAAATAACCATAGATCAAAACTAAAAAGTAAAAACATGACACAGGAAAAGAAATTTATTTTTGTAGTATTTAAGTCTCCTCGCAGATTAATACTTAGCCATTCAGAGGCAGGTACAGGTAACAGCGGAGAAAATGTTATACTAAGTTCTAAAAGAACTACTGATTACTATTTATGCCACGGCACCGAGGCAGAGGTTAGCAAATGGACCAACGAGAGAATGGCGGAAGGGTTCGACTTTGACGACTATTACAACCCCGTACCTGATTTTAACCCTTTGGACCATAAGGACGTTTTAGTATATTTGTAAACAATTTAAAACCATATAACATGACACAGTTTAAAAATGTAGTAGGAACGGTTACCGTTTCCAAATGGAGCAGCTCAGCTCACGAATGGCTAGCTTACAGCTCATGCGAAGATTACGCACTACTAGATTTTAACGAAAAGGCTAGAGAAAACGAGGTAGTAATTGAAGACGCTAAATTTTTATTTCAGTTTGAGAGTACCGGAGGCGTTAATATTCAAACTTATTTCGGAAGCGATGACTACTGTATCTAAATTGCATCAGCGCGCGAAGTCTAAATTCATTTGCGTGCAGAGTAGCTACGGCCAGGCTGAGTACTCATTTAACGAAATAGTAGAATTACACCAATATGAAAATGGGACTACTGCCTACGAAAATTGGCGCGCCCATTTCGCAAATAACCCCCAAGAATTATGGACCATATCAAATGGACAAAGCTTAAACCCGAGTTCGATTGGGAACGAGCAGAAGAAAACCTTGCTAACAAAATGCAAGGAGTACATAAATACATTGAAAAAATAAATATGAAAACAGCTAAAATAACAGCATGTACTTTTGCTCGGGAGTGGGCAGGTACAAATGGAACAGTTTACTACCACGATCTAACGCTAGACAATGGCGACAGCGGAAGCGTAGGAACTAAAGAAAAGAATAGCTCTAAAATTGCAGTAGGTGAAACTATTACCTATAATTTAGAGGCTAAAGAGTTCAACGGGAGAACTACCTACAACATTAAACTAGCGGCTCCTGCTCCTAGCTTTAATAAGCCTGCAGGTGGAGGGTATTCGAACCCTGCTAACCAAAATGAAATTCGCAAAAGTGTAGCGTTAAATAACGCGGTGCAATTTCATAAGGACCAAAAAGGGGCGACACCTGGAGCCGTACTTGAAACTGCAGAAATTTTCTTAGCATGGTTGCAAGAGGGTAAGGCAGAGGTAAAGCCTGAGGCTAAAGACAGTGAAAACGAAATACCATTTTAACCATGAAAAACATAGAGGAGCAATTAACAATTAACCTAGATAACCTTCTAAAAATGGTTAAAAAAGAGGACCGTTTACGCGCTAAAAGTTTGCTGTATAAGATACACAATAACATTAATGCAGTAGACGGTAAGGCTAAGCACGAAAGCTACGGCGCCCCATTTGCAACTGAATTGCTCGCTAATATTTCTAACGTTTCAGCAGTGCCCTATCTAGATATAGTGGGGCGCTGTCGGAAGCGTGAATACGTAGATATTAGGCATTTTTGTTTCTGGGCAATACGCAACAGCACGAAACTACCTTTAAATAAAATAGGTAAATTTTTCGAGCGCGATCATGCGACAGTTTTACATGGCATTACTAATTTTGAGAATTTATCTAAGCACGATGAGAGTTATAGAAACCAAGTAACTCATTACCTACTAGCTTTAGATATTCCCTTACTTATTGAGAAATACGAAACACTAACCGACACAGTAATTAAAAATGAAAAAGACACAATTAGCAATTAAATTTAATAAGCAAACCGTAACCAAAGAGAGAATAAAAGCCGTTTGCGATTTAATAAATACCGGTAACTCACCGAGTTTAGCTTTAAAAAGTTTAGGCATGACCACGCGTTACGTTACGCCATTGCTTAAAGCAGGTATAATAACCAAAACCCCTAAAGGTTACACCGCAGTAAAAAAGCTTTACATTGAAAAGTTCGAGCATTTTAAAGAGCTAGAGGTAAAAAGTAGATCTACAGCAATACCAACTATGCAGGCTCAAGAAATAAAAAGAAATTGGCTCACTAGATTTTTTCTATATTTGTTCAAACTAATAAACAAATGAACCTAGCTTTTTTAATTAAGCGCCTGGAGGCGTTAGAGGCTCGGATAGAAAAATTAGAAAAGAGAAAAGGCGTGGAAAAATTCGAAGCGCCTACTCTTTTTGAAATTGAAAACGAGTGCCAAAATAAAGTAATTGCCCAAAACTTTTTTAACTACTACGAGGCCAACGGGTGGCACGTGGGTAAAGTAAAAATGAAAAATTGGCGTGCAGCTTTACGTAAATGGATAACCCCAAAAACAAACGAAAATGAGCGAGTTGGTAGAATACAACAGCATGAGCTTCAAGCGTTCCTTAACAAGCCTTGAAAAGCATTTTGTGGACGAACTGCACGGTAAAAAAGTAATAAGCTTAGACCCTTCCACATGGCGCCAACTTATAGCCCAGGCATGCGTAACAAATGGAATAAAGGACTTGCCGAGCGACATAGAGGTAGACTTACTGCTCAAAAGCTTTGAAAGTAATAAGTTTGTTGGCATTACTCTACAAGCTTTTAACCTAGCGTTCTATTTAAATGCTATGGGAACGGAATGGGAGCGAGTAGATAGCTTTAACTGTTTCTCGGTGGCTTTCATGTGCGACGTACTTAACAGCTATCTAGACCTTAAGAACAAGAAATGGATAGAAATAAACAAGGCTATTAAGCAACCTGACGCACTGCCCAAAACTACTAACTCCGAAATGGATCTACACGAGTGGCTGCAGTCGGATATTAAACGCTATTCAGAGGGTAAATGGCAGTATATCGAAGTATACGCGGCTAGTGTAGCTCGTGAAATGTTTAGTAAAAAACTATTTACCCCTGACGACTTTACACCGGAGCAGTGGAGTAATTGGCGTAGCTCGGCACAGTTCCGCACCCAGGGGAAGTGGAAAAGCGAAGGTAGACGTTTAGAATTTGCTAAAGAGGATTTTACTTTTGAGGTTAACCAAGAAGTAGGTAGAGCTGTTTACGAGTACATTTTAAAAAATAAATTAAACCCTAAAAACTAAAAATTATGGAAAACAAGAAACAAAGTAGTATTGAGGAAATTTTTTCTCACATCAAAGCCTCAAGAAATGACATTCAGTATTGGAATGACTCAATGCTTGTTGATTGGTTATTGGAGCAAGAGGATAGACTCAAAGCAATGCACAAGGAGGAGATAATTAACGCAGCTAATAATGGATGCAAAGGAATGTGTTATTTGGATTCATCAAGAGAAGGAAAACAATACTATACTAAAACATTTGGAGGTAACAATGAGTAAAACTTTAGACGCAGTAATAGCCGACTTAAAAAGTAGAGAGGAGAAAGGCATTCAGACTTATGGAGGCACAGTAGACCAGGCTAACTTAACTAAAGAGCAATGGCTACAGCATGCATATGAGGAAGCTCTTGATCTTTGTATCTATCTCAAAAAGTTAATGGAATGAATAAAATAATAACTCGTGAATGGCTGACCGAAAACGGATTCAAAAATATTACTGAGAGAGTATATTTTCTAAATGACTTAGGTTATGAATTCGGAATTACACATAAAGCTGTAGTGAAGGTAAAACATGGTTTTATTCTTTTGAAAGATATTCAGTATATGCACGAACTCAGCGACTTAAATTATGCTCTAACCGGAAAACAACTAGATGTATAACTAAGACTATTTTGATAAAACGAACTTCCTTTAATTTACACTACTTAGTGTGGTGTTAATAACTAACTAAAGAGCTGTATTAACCTACAGCTTTTTTTATACCTTTACAATATGTGGCCATTCAAAAAGAAAGTAAAGCAAGCGGTTAAACCCGAGGAACTTTTAAAAGACTTGCAGCCGACGCTATGCAGTACCTACGTTATTCAGTGGAACTATGCCGAGGATCTAGAAAACGAGGCCATTTTTGCTGATAACGTGCCTCTAGCTTTTGACGCCAGGGAGGCTATAGCCATTCAGGCGGAAGTAGAATTTAGCGCAGACGGCACCTATAAAGTAGGTCATAAAACACTAGTGTTTCTAAAAGGCGCAGGCGCACCGTTTATAGTTGACGTGCCTTACAACGAGTTTAAAAAATATTGGCAGGAATTTAAAACAAACGAAGCATATAATGAAATCTACAAGAACAGGCCGTAACATAATTATTACGCAGGCTAAAGTAACTGACCGCTTTTATTTAATGTCTGACGTGCATTGGGATAACCCCCATTGCGACCGAAAACTATTAAAACAGCATTTAGACAAATGCCTAGATGAAAATATAGGCATAGCTATAAATGGAGATTTATTTTGCCTTATGCAGGGCAAGTATGACCCCAGGCGTAGTAAAAATGATATACGACCGGAGCACAACGTAGCGAACTACTTAGACGCAGTTGTAAACACGGCTATAGATTATTTTAAACCTTACGCCCATTTAATACAGTTCGTCGGATATGGCAACCATGAAACGGCTATAATTAAGAACTGCGAGACTGACGTAATAGAGCGCTTCGTGAGTGGATTAAATAGAGAGGCAGGTACTGAAATACAGGTAGGCGGTTATGGCGGTTGGTGGGTTCAACGATTAGAAATAAGAAAAAATAACTACGCTATTTTTAAAATAAAATACTATCATGGCTCAGGCGGTGGGGGTGTTGTTACTAAGGGTGTTATTCAAAATAACCGCATGCAGGTAATGATAGAAGGAGCCGACGCTATTTGGAGCGGCCACGTTCACGAGCTTTATCATCACGCAGATATGGCAGAGGAACTAAGCTACTCTACCAATGGCGGCTTTAGAATAAATATGAAATACATACACCACGTAAGAACGGCTAGTTATAAAGAGGAATACGACGAGGGTTTTATGGGTTTTCACGTTGAACGCATGCGACCCCCTAAACCTCTAGGAGGTTACGAATTAAACTTTACTACAAAACGCGAACGCAAGGTGCAGGATATAGTAGAATTAGTGCCTACTTTTGTGCAATGGCGAGACAAATAGAATGGCATTTTAAACCACTGCCAAGACAGCAGGAAGCTCTACAATTTTTAAGCAACGACAGTAATACCGAAGTAATACTTTACGGAGGCGCTGCAGGTGGTGGTAAGACAATGCTAGGTTGTACTTGGCAAATTATACGACGTCTTAAATACCCAGGCACGCGGTCATTAATAGGCAGGGCGAAATTAGATACTCTAAAGAAAACAACTATAGCTACCTTTATGGAAGTAGCTAATAATATAGGTTTAATACCAGGGCAGGACTTTGTATATAATCAACAAAGCCACATAATTAAGTTTATGAACGGCTCGGAAATTATACTAGCCGACCTCTTTTTATACCCTTCTGACCCGCATTTTACGGATCTAGGAGGGTTGGAAATTACCGACGCATTTATAGACGAAGCTACCGAAATAAGCGAGAAAGCTTTTAATATAGTTAGCTCACGTATTCGTTATAAATTAAACGAGTATAACTTAAAGCCAAAAATATTACTTACCTGCAACCCGTCTAAAGGTTGGATATATAACCAATTTTACCTACCCTATAAAAATAATTCACTCGCGGAGCACCGAGCTTTTATTCAGGCATTACCTGGGGACAACTTGCACCTACCTAGTGGCTACGTGGTAAGCTTACAACGTTTGCCCGAAGTAGATAGAAAACGACTGCTAGAGGGAGATTGGGAGTTTGATAATTCAGCGGATAGGCTATACCAATACGACGAGCTTATTAGGTGCTTCCGTGAACCTTTGAATGTGGGAGAAAGTTATATAACGGGAGATATTGCGCGGCTCGGTAAAGATAGAACGGTGCTATGCGCGTGGAAGGGTTTAAGCTGCGTAGATATTGTTATACTTAGGCAGAAGCGCCAAGACGAAGTAAAGGCAGAAATACAGCGACTGCAGAAAATGTATAACGTAAAACTGTCTAACGTACTTGTAGACGAAGACGGGGTAGGGGGTGGCCTAGTTGACGCCATGCGCTGCCGCGGTTTCCAAAACGGAAGTAAGGCGGTAAGAGGTTCGCACTACCAAAATTTAAAAGCCGACTGTTACTTTAAACTAGGGGAGCTAATAGATAAAAACGAAATAACTCTACCGGTACGACTGCAGGAAGATATAGTAAAAGAATTAGAGCTAATTAGACGAGTAGACCCTGACAAGGAAGGGAAGCTACGGGTTACGAGTAAAGATACCATTTCACAGCGTACAGGTGGACTTTCGCCCGATATTGCCGACGCTATAATGATGAGAGCCTATTTTGAATTACAACCGAATTTTAATAAATACGCGTTTATATAGTAGTCGCAAGTATAGTAAACTTTTGCGACAACCAACAAAAGACAATAAAAGACGTCTAGTGGCAAACGTTTGACGTAGATAATTTTCACCAAAATAAGGCTTATAGTTGATAATAACCCACAGGACCACAACTCCTAAAAAGTGTAAATTTTTACATTTATTGGTACTTAAAAATGTACCGTAAGGGTATAATGACTAAGAAACCATATTTTAATATACCCGATAAGGTACAAAAAAAAAGGGCTCACCTTTGTGAGCACCTTTCTTAAACCATAAACAACTAACTTTTACATTTGACACAGCAGAAAATTAGTGTTACAAATGTATTCAGTGAATTTCTATTGTTAATAAGATAGTTGTTAAACGAATAGCCAAGTTATTAAATAGAATTACTTTTATAATTAGAAAATGAAGCACGAAGAAAGTAAAATACAGGAACTAGTAGTTAGGTACTTACGAGCTGCCTACCCTACGGCTTTATTTTGCGCAAGTTCGGGAGGTGCTAGAATGAGTATGAAACAAGCTTTAGTTATGAAACGCACGGGTTACGTTCGCGGCGTTCCCGATCTAGCCATTTATGAACCTAGAAATAATAAGCACGGTTTATTTATTGAAATAAAAACGGATAAGGGAGTAGCTAGCTCATTTCAAAAGGAATGGCAGGAAAAGTTAATAGAGAGAGGATATGATGCGAAGATATGCAAAGGCTTAGACGCATGTATAAAAACTATAGATGAGTACTTTAGATCGTGAAATAAATAAGTATTACGCCGAATGGCGGAGAATTGCTCGGAGTGAATACCCAGGCAATACGGATAAAGCCGACGACTTACTCCACGAAGTACTTATAAAAATACTAGAGGGCGACCGAGATAAGATAGAGGGAATAATAAAGAGAAATAAGTTTAAACAGTACGTTAGTAACTGCATTCGATTTATGGCCCGCTGCTCTAACAGCTCATTTAATTATACAGTAATGAAATTCGAGAAAATTAGAACGGAGCTCACGGGCGACATTCAAGAAGATTTTACCTCAGCTATTCCCGTTCGGTTATTCAATGAGCAGATAGATATTTATATTAGTAGGCTCCCATTTTTCGAGCGAGAGCTTTTACTACTTTATGCCCTAGACGATTTTAGTTACCAAAAATTGAGCGAAGAAACGAATATAAGCCGCAGCTATTTGTACCGCACAATAGAAAACGCTAAGACTATGCTACGTAATTCACTAACCTTAAATAAGTACGATGTTAATAAATGAAAACGACTATAAGGCAAGGCTAGACATTTGTAAAGCCTGTCCGGTATTCAATGAAAAGTTTGCAACCTGCGGACCTCCAACGAACGCCATTAATCCGTTTAAAAAACCGCATACCTTAGACGGTGTAACATTTAAGCCTTGCGGTTGCCCTGTTGCCCATTTGGCTAGTTACGCGGTCCAAGACTGCCCAGGCAAGAGGTGGCCAAAGTTAAACGCGGAGCAATGGAAGCCTCAGGCAATGAAGTTTTTACAGGAGCTAAAAGAGAGGGGAGAAAAGCAATATAACACGCGAATGAGTGCAAAGGAAGTTAGCCAAGTTTTCGAGCTAAGAAAAGAGCTACTAGGCAAACGTGATAACAAGACATTCACTAACTGCGGGAGCTGCATGAAGGAACTCATTAATACATTAAATATATTTTTGGCCAACGATCTAAAGACTACTGAGCCTATACCGACAGTAGAAAAAAAGAAAAGAGGCCGTAAACCTAAAAACCCACAACTATGATTTTAAAAATTTACTTAATTGGAATACTTATTTATATGGCAGCAATATTTATAATGGTATTCCTAGTTAACTCAGCAGATAAAAATTTTCTTAAAGAGAATAATTTAGAGATAACTCACAACCTAGCTATTAAAGTTTTTTGGAACGGTTTATTTTGGCCATTTCTATTAATTGACTTATTGTATAATTTTTATAAAAAAAACTCTGAAATATGATTTTAAGCATTTACTTAGTAGTACTTACTATTCACACACTATTTTTGAGCGCATACGTAGCGAATTACGAACGCGAGTTCGTTAATTGGTATACATTCCTCGGCATATTCTTAACAGGCTTAGTATGGCCTTTATTTTGGTGCCATTGGTGTTACCTTAATTTATTTAAAAAAAAGTGAATAACTAAATTTCTAACCTATCTAAATATTGTTAATCTTTGTGGCATGCGAAATAGGGGATACAATAGTTTAGTTCAAGATTTTCCAAAAGTGGTGCCTGGGGTGGTTTCGCATACGCCCTGGGCATTTTCTTTTTATGACTAGAGAGACCCATTTAACCTGCGTAAGGCAAAGCGCAGTATCAAAAGCCAACACTTGCAATAAATACAATGCTTGGACCGAGTAAATGCTTCTTGTGAGCGTGAACGTTTGTTTTTCTTGGGGGAGCTTTTTCTTTTCTTTCTTTTTCTTTTTTAGCTTTTTTCTTTTTCTTTCTTTTCTTTTGAATACTGTTATATATATACTTATTTATACTTATATATACTTAATAAATACTAACTATGCTCAACATAACTAACGAAGATAACATGGAGCTCATGGCTCGCTACCCTGATAAGTATTTTGATTTGGCTATTGTAGACCCGCCTTATGGAATAGGTATTGACGGACAAAAAAAAAGCATCAGTAAAAATTCTAAACATAACAGAAAAGAACACACTAAAAAAAATTGGGATTTTCAAATACCTTCTAAAGAATACTTTAATGAACTTAAAAGAGTATCTAAGAATCAAATTATTTGGGGGGGTAATTATTTTACTGAATATCTTTATTCAACAAAAGCGTGGATTTTTTGGTACAAAGGTCAAAATGATTTAACAATGAGTGACGGAGAAATGGCTTGGACTTCATTTAATAAAGTAACAAGACAAATAGAAATAAACCGTGCTAATTTAATTTCACAAAATACTTTTCACCCAACAGAAAAACCGATAAAACTTTACAAATGGCTTTTATCAAACTACGCAAAGGAAGGGGATAAAATACTTGACACCCACTTAGGTAGTGGCTCAATAGCAATAGCGTGCCATGACTACGGCTTTGACTTAACCGCCTGTGAACTTGATAAAGAATACTTCGACAAAGCAATGCAACGCATAAACAACCACATCGCACAAATAAAAATGTTTTAGTAATACTAAATAACTAAAACTCTCTACTTTTTACACTATATTGTATGAATAATGAATTTAACTTTTTGCGCTCCCAAGTAAAAGCTTTCCATCCTAACTGGAGCGAGGAACAAATTAATAAAGAGGTAGAACGCATTTTAAACGAGGGTGAAGGTGGCGAAGATGAAACTTGTTTATACTGCGGTTCGTAGACAAAAAAAAACACTATGATAAGGGACTACTTAGAAATAGAACAATTAAGCCTTCACGAGGATAACCCCCGTACGATTTCCAAAAAGAAATTCAATAAGCTTAAAAAATCTATAGCTAATTTTCCCGAAATGCTAAACGCGAGGCCTATCGTAGTAAATGAGAATAAACAAATTTTAGGAGGCTCCATGCGTTATAGGGCTTGCATCGAATTAGGAATAACTGCAGTACCGGTTATAATTGTTAATTGGCCCGTTGAACGCCAACGCGAGTTTATGGTAAAGGATAACATAAGCCTTGGAAGTTGGGACCTGGATAAGTTATTCAATGAATGGGAACCTGAGGAAATTAAAGAGTGGAATATACCGGTAGTACATGAGGTTATGTTGGACCTATTCGACACCCAAGAAATTACTTTTAGACTGAACCAAAAAGAGGCGGACTTCGTTACGTCGGAGCTGTCTAAATTTGGAGTAAATTTGGAACACGCACTACTTAAATTATTGAGGTACAATGAGTGAACAAAACTTAACACTAAAAAAGGAAGCCATGATAAAGGCACTAGAGAAAAGCTTAGGCGTAGTAACTAGCGCGTGCAGATCGGTAGGAATAAGTAGAACTACTCACTACGAATGGTTACAGGTAGACCCTGAGTACAACCAAGCTGTACAGTCCTTATCTGACTTAGCTCTAGACTTCGCAGAAAGTAAACTACATTCATTAATTCAAGAAGGCGATACTACGGCAACTATATTTTATCTTAAAACTAAAGGCAAGCAAAGAGGATATATCGAACGCCAGGAAGTAAGCACCGAGCTCAAAAGTATTAACATAACCATAGACGGGGGTAGTACGAATATATGACAGCAAAAGAAAAGGCAAAAGAATTAGTAGATAAGTATTGGATACATTTACGAGCAGGCCTGCTTTACGATGAGGAGGCTAAAGAGGATGCGAAGCACTGCGCCTTAATTGCAGTTGATGAACATTTCAAGGGCATGTCATTTACGTTTGGATCTATTAATTATAGGAGCTTGAAATTTTGGAAAGAAGTTAAAAAAGAAATAGAGAAGCTATGAACGAAATTGAAGTGTTCATTAATCGATTGAAAAAAATAGGCATTGAAATTTCGCTTGTCGGTAATTACCCGTGGATCTATCTTGATGCGGTTAATGGTAACAAAGTTCAACGCGAAGATTTTGTAAATGCTAATCACGGTTATACAATTGCGTGGAGTGGTTTAAAAGTAAATGATAAACCGCATTTGAACTGGCAAGACATTAAAAAAACTTTTGACTTAATTCGCAAGTACAAATGAAGATAAGCCTTAAATATTCAGACCAAACGCTAGGCACATACATAGACTTTATGCTAGCGGAAAATGATATAATAGGGCAACTGTCAGCCATTACAGGTTTTAAACGAGACCAACTCCGAAGCTTACCCATGGAGCAGGTAGAGCAGGTAATAGCTAGCTACGTGCATAACCTAAAAAAAGAGGAAAAGATATTTAAACACTACATAGAGCTAGACGGTATAAAATTTGGCTTTCACCCTAACTTGAAGGCTATAACATTTGGAGAATGGCTAGACGCAATGGAATACGCTAAAGACCTACCAAAAAATTACGATAAGCTTTTAACTGTACTTTACCGACCTATAACAGCAGAGTTTAACGACCGCTATACGATAGAGCCATACGACGCGGATATACACAGCAAGTACGCAAGTAAAATGAGGCAGTTACCTCTACCGGTTGTAAATGGCTGTATGCTTTTTTTTTCGACATTACTCAGCGACTTAATGAGCAATTCCCCCGAATACTTGGAGGGGCTACTGACGAAACTACAGGCGGAAGTGAGGGAAATTCAGAGCGAGGTAGAACTTTAGCCAACACGTACGAATGGTTCCATGTAATTGAGGAAATGGCAGAACGTGATGTAACAAAATTTGAAGCCATTACCAACATGCGAGCTAGTACAATATTTGCTCATTTAAGTTATTCGCTAGACTACTATAATACTGAGTTGGCGAAAATGAACCCTAATTTACACTAATTAATATATGACTACTGTAGACTACCATTATAAAATTATAATAGACAGGTTCCGCAGCTTCGCGGATAACCACTACCAACTAAGGCGCTTTACGCATGGCCTAGTTACTCAGGCAGATTTAGAAAAAGAGGCAGAGTGGCCTTGGATGCATGTTAAACCGTTAAATATTAATTATGAGAAAGGCGCAAAAGTTTATAGTTTCGATATTTATATTTCTGACCTTCCCCGAGTTGAAGAAGATAAAACAGGATATGAAGCCGAAAGTATTAACCTTTGCTCGCTCATTATGGGCGACCTTCTCGCTGTTATTAATAATGGGAGTTTATTTGGTGGTGATATTCAGTTACGGGCTCCTGTTCAAGCCGATGTTGAAATTGAAGTATTTACTCACACGCTTGTTTCAGTAACTGCTACAATTAACTTAGAGGTTGATTGGGATTGGAACGCGTGTATAGTACCAATGGACCAACCTAATTAATTAAGATATGCCAATAAATAGCACGGGAGCAGATTATAACGACCTCATTAATACACCTGGAGGCGGTGGTCCACCTAGTGGCCCTGCAGGTGGTGACTTAACAGGAACTTACCCTAACCCAACAGTTCACCGTATTCATGGTATAGATGTGCAAGCAACTACACCGACTGAATACGATATTTTAGCTTACGGAGGTTCACCTGCTAAATGGCGCCATGTGAAGATTCCAATTATTAATAAAATAAAAATAACCGACGGAACAACTGTAACAGGAACAACAGCCAACACGTATACTGATAGCGTTTTAATACCTGCAAATACGGTAACAGTAGGCGACGTTATTACGTTTAGAAATAGGGTAAAGAAAACAGGAACTGCAGGCTTACTCTCAGTTCGTGCTTATGTAAATACGACTGCAGCTGTAGGTGGTTCTAACGTGGCTATTTCGTCGAATGCGAATACAACTAGATTTTCGCAAATGATAAGAACGCTAGCAGTTAAGACGTCTACAAATACCGAGAGCTTCCCCATTGTGGGCGGTTTTACTGACGACGCGCAAACGGGTACTGTTGTAGTTAGTTCTAATATAGATTGGTCCGTAGATCAATACTTAGTTATTTCAGTTCAAAACACGAGCGCAGCGGATAGTACGGTAAGCTCATTTATTCACGTGCAAATAAATAAAGCTGTATAATGGAAACCTTAGCAATAGATAAAAATATAATTACTTACCGCGAGGCACAATACACGCTAAACGGCTATGAGGTAATAGATAGCGCTTGCCTTCATTTATTTTTAGATGAGGGCGTTTATGCTGTTGTTTTACCCTGCATAGTTAACACGGAAGTAATTTTTACCATGGATAACCTTACAGCCTTACTAACATGAGTATACTAAGCGAGTTATTTAAAAACGGACATTTGCTTGAAGTCATGATGGATTTCAGCGAGGAAGTAGTACGCCAAGCTCGCTCGAATATTCGTATTAATCAAACCAAGTACGGGCGTAAAAGAAAAGCGAATACTACAGGCCGACTAGCTGCCTCTTTGAAATTTGATATTAACCCCGACACGGGAGCAGTTAAATTCGTATCTAGCGAACCTTACGCAGGAGTTATAGAATTTGGAGCGCGTGGTAGTGAGGAATTAGCCAAGGGAATTACTAAGCTTTCACCTGGGCCATTGCGACCGCCTGCGGATAGCATTTTAGAGTGGATGAATAAAAAGAAAATTCGTCTAAGAGAGAAAACAGCTACCGGTAGTAAGTTCGCAAAAGAAACACCAAGTAAAAGAAAGTCGGTGGCTTATGCCATTGCTCAAAGTATTCATAAAAAAGGTTTCTCACCGCTCGAATATTTCCAAGATGCGTACAAAGAGACGCTACCCGATTACAGCGGAAAAATAGCACAGGCTGCAGCTGAGGCTGTGGGCTTAACCATATTATCACAAAATAGAACTTTAAACAATATAAAACCTAAGTAATGGCAATTACCCTAGTAGATAGACCTTACAAATTTACAGCGCTAAAACAAAAGTTAATCTTTACAGCCACTAGCTCCCAAGTTGGGCAGCCAGGCTTTAGATTTGTCGCACAGGTTAGCGCTACCGTAGACGGTAATACAACTATGCAAACAGTATACATACAGCCTAATTTAAACGGCGCAATGGTTTTAGACGTTTACCCGATTGTAAAAGATTTTATAGATTTATCGGTAACGGATGCTGCCGTGCCTAATTTATTTATGCAGGACACGGTATACTATACGCCTTACACGGACCTACACAATATAGTAGAGGTTACTGTAGATTTATACGACGGTTACGAAGTCTTAGGAGTATTTACTGTAAACCCTTTAAGCCTTCCCGTAGTTAGAACTCGCTTAAGCTTAATAAATGCAGCCTTTCAAATTTCACAAGGTTACAACCCTGACCCTGATTTAATTTTTGCTTTGAGCGGGCCGACCATGTATCAAATGACCGACCTTACACCTGATGTATATGACTTAAGTACGGAAATTAATACATATTCACTAGGCGCGAATACAATAGGAATAAGAGCTAGATTTAATAGCGACTATGGAGTTATGACTATTCCCATAGATGACGGCACACGACTTTCGGCTAATTTAATAGACGAAATACAGGTAATACAATTTAACAGCGCAGGCGCACCTATTCAAACGGATAGCATACCCATTGCACCGCAAGAGGGCCATATAGTACATACAGGTATTTACCCCGCTAACGTCAGTGGTTCGTTAGGCTATGCTGCAAATATGCATCACTATATAGTTAACTTTTTATACTTAGGTAGTGCGGTCGCGCGATCCATTGCATTTTTTGAGGCAGAAGATGAGTGCCGCTTTGACACGTACCGCCTGGGTTGGATAAACTCGCGCGGAGGGTGGGATTTTTGGAATTTTACTAAGCGGAGCGAAGAAACTTACTCAATAGAAAAAAAGCGCTATAGAAAGGTTATAGGTAATTACGCTACAGCTAACGCAAATTTTAGTTTTAATACATACGACCGTGGACTAACTGAGCGAAACGCATTCGTAGAAAAAATGCTAACCGTTAGCACCGACTTTTTAAGCGAGGCTCAGTTTGAATTTTTAAAAGGCTTAAGCTTTTCGGATAGCGTGTACATAATTGACGATAGCGGAACACCTACTCCGGTAGTAGTAGAAAATACCAACTTCACAGCTTTAAAAAATAGAAGCTACATAAAAGAGGGAACGCAGTTAACAATACAACTTAAATACAGCCAAGACTATAACGCATGACGCCAACCGTAATACTACAAGTTAATTATAGCGGGCAGACCGCTGTATTAGATTTATATGAGAATGAAAGTGTAAGCTTTTCAAACGCGTTTACCGATATAACCGACTTTAAGGCTAGGGGTGGTTTTAGCCGTGAGTTTAGAATACCTGCCACTAAAACGAATGTAGAGTTTTTTGGAGCACAGCATAAGGTAGGTTTATTTTCTACTATTGATATTAAAAAGAAAATAGACGCGCTTTTAACCGTAGACACTCTACCCATTGCGGAAGGGCACATACAGTTTAAAAGAGCCATTACTCAGCAAGGTAAGTTATTCGAGTACGAAATAGCTTTTTTCGCTGAGGTTGTAGACGCTGCTAGATCAATAGGCGACAAAATGATTAGCGAGCTAGATTATTCTAGCCTAGCGCACTCGAGTACATGGGATAACGTAGTAGACGCAAACGACGGAACTATACTAGGTGGTAACGTTTGTTATACGCTAACGGATAGAGGCCAAAATTGGACCGAGAGCAACGCTACAGGAAGCCGTCGTATTTTCAGCTCAGTAAACCCGATTTATACAAATGAATTAACGGTAGCCGTAAAAACAAAATGGTTGCTAGATAAGATATTTAGCGAGGCAGGTTTCACCTGGAGCGGCACTACCATAGAGGCAGAGCTACAGCACATGTGGTACCCGTTTATAAAGAGCAATATTACTCTAGGCAACGTAACCGCAGACGCATCTAGATTTAGAGCGGACTTTGCAGCCAATACTAATTTTACTATAGACCAATTACAAGCCGACGGCAGTTATATAAAACAGCTTACAGGATTTATTGAAACATTCGACCCAAGTAACAGCTTCGCTACTGACACCTACACGGCTAACGGAAATTTTACCGTAAACTTTGGTATTAATTTCGAGGTAACCGTTAATACTACAGGCTTTGCAACTTGGCAACCTCACAATTATGATTTTTATTTACAGCTAACGCGAGGCGGAGTAGATTATATAATTAACCTACCATACGGGCAGAATATTAGTACTGTAAATTACGAGTACGATCAGAGCGGACAAGTATATCAAACTGTAATAACTAACCCGTTTCTAGTTAATATTTCTACGACTAACTTAAACTTAGAAGTAGGGGACCAATTAAAAGTTTTTGTAAGAGCGCACCAAGGCAGCAGCCAAGCTATAACTATTACGGCAGATAGTAGTATAGGAATTAGTTACGTTAGTGGAGAACTACAAGCGCAGCCTGTAAGCTTTTCTAATAATTCACCGGAGCAGAAACAAATAGATTTTGTAAATGACATTTTAAAGTTATTTAATGCTGTAATTGTTCCCGATGCCACTACACCAAATGCAGTAAATATTATTCCCATAACGGAGTTTATAGCGAGCGGTACGGATTACGACTGGACCACTAAATTAGACGAGAGTAAAGATATTTTACTTAGACCTGCTACGGATCTACAACGTAGGTTTTTAAGGTGGAGTTATAAAGAGCAGAGCGACCGGTTAAACGCATATTATAAAAATGGAGCGCAGAGGGTTTATGGTGAACTTCGTTTAAATAACCCTGAGAGTGATTTTGCAGTAGGAGATTATACAGTAGAGTTAACCTTTGGCCCTACGCCATGTAATAGCATTCCAAATACTACTTATATAATACCAAAGTTCATAAACGACAGCGGACAGTTTGTAAACCCAGGGCCAAGGATATTATATAGAAGACCATACGCTGAGAGTGCTAGCGTGCAGGTGTATGACGAGGCTACAAATGCTAGCCAACTTACCGTTATACCATTACTTAACCACTACAAAAATGTACCTACCGACGTAGGAACTGACGACTTAAATTTTGGTCAAGAAATACCTCTATTCCAAATAGACGCAATGCCATTGCGCACTATGTGGGATAAATATTGGAGGGAATATATAGCAGAAATATACGACAGTGAACAGCGTATAATGGAGGCTTATTTTGCGCTAGGGGTTACTGACGTTTTCAACTTAAAGTTTAACGATAAAATTTTTGTTAAAGACGGACTTTGGCGAGTGCTAGAAGTTAGCGATTACGTAATAGGCGACCAACTCAGCACGAAAGTAACTTTAATTCGATTACTAGATTTAGGGGCGCTTTGTACTTACACACCTTACCAAATTAACGCCACTACAGGAGCAGTAACGTTTCTAGATCAGGCAGGAGGTACTAGCGTAGGTAACCAAACTTGCTGCGAGTATTACGGCTATACTTGGGATACCTCAAAAAATAAATGTTACGCTACCCTTCCATTTCTAACCGATAAACCTATTTTAAGTTCGCCTGGAAGTATAGGCGAGAGTAACTTAGTAATAGCCAACGGAACGCAGAAAAGCGCTACGGGTTTAGGAACTGTAGCAGGTGGGGATATAGAGCTAGGAAATGAGAGGCTATTAACTAACGGTAGCGGTCATGCCATTGCACCGAATAACAGGAACTCGGTAGTAAGCGGTTCGGATAACATGCTAAAAACTAATTTACCTAGTTCGGCAGTATTCGGTAAAAATGCCTTCGGTGAATTACGAGGCGTGCATTTTGGCGGTGGTAGTTATTGGGATATTACAAGCGATACAGCCGCTCCGGTACCAGGCAGAACTCAACACGGGTTTATAACATTAATGGGTGAAGCTCCTCTAACAGGAACGGTAGATATTGACGTAACTATAGACGGAGCAGAGTCGATGTTTATAAACATGCCTACGGAAACCACATGGCTAGTTAAGGCGTACGTTTCGTTTGTGGAGTATGATTACGGGGTAGGAGATTTTACGGGAGTAGTGGCAGGCGGTGAGTGGAACGGTTTATTTTTTAAAGACAAAACTACGCATACGGTTAGTAAAATGATTATGCAAGCTAGGCACGGCAATGTTTTACCGCCTGGAGATATTGACTGCAGCGTGGCTGTAGTAAGTGGCGAAATAGTACCGACTGTAACAATTAAAAGAACCTCAGGTTATACGGGTCTAGTTAGCGTAGTGCTGCAGTATACTCAAACCAAATTTCAAAGAACACCAATATTATAATGAGAGACTACTCACTCGATTTTATTGCCTCCATGAACTTGTTAAGAAATGGGGTAAAAGGAAATAGCGAAGCTTATAAGATAGCTAGCGGTAGCCATAGCACTAAATTAAAGTGGTGGAAAATAAAGGCTATTAATTACACTACATTAATAATACTAGCGCTTTCATTTGGCGCATTAATTTATTGGATATGGCAGTAACTGAAATAATTACACTACAAACCGACGCGAGCGGAGCGGTTACAGGAATAGAGCAGGTAACCGAGGAAATGAAGAAACTCGATACTGCTACTACTCAAACCGAGGAAGCTACAAAAAGTTTAAAAACTCAAATTCGTGAAATGACGAACGAGCTTTTAAACATGGCAGAAGATGACCCAAGAAGGCAAAAGTTAATAGAACAACTTGGGGAAATGAAGGATAGAGCGGCAGACGCAGCCGACCAAGTTAAAGGAAATACAGGTCCTGCGTTTGAAAGCATGAGTAACACCTTTGGCATTATGACGGGCCAACTAGCTAACTTAGATTTTGACGGGTTAGGGAAGTCGTTAACTCAAGTAGGCGCAGCTGTAGGTAGAGTAAATTTTAAAAGTTTAATGACCGAGCTTAAAGGCTTTGCTCAGGGAATAGGTAGCCTAGGAAAAGCTTTACTTACTAACCCAATTTTTTTAATAGGTTCAGTAATAGCAGGCGCCGCTGTTTTAATTTCTCAGAACTTCGATAAGATTATAAGCTATTTCCCACAAATAGAAACGGCTTTAACAGGAATAAATAAAATAGATAAGGAAGCGGCTAAAAACGCACAGCTTCGCGCAGATGCCTCTAAAAAGTCGTATGAAAGTATAACACTAGAAGAAAACGCCTTAAGATTACAAGGTAAGAGCGAGAGGGAAATATTAAATTATAGACTAGCTAAACTTAAAACAACTATTGAGGATGCAAAGGTAAGTTTAGAAACGACTAGAAAAAATAGTGAGCTCCAAATGGAAGCCGCACGAAAACACGCGGAGACTATAGCCAAAATTGTAGAAATTACTAGCTTCCCTATTTTAGTTTTATTAGACGGTGTCGACCAACTTAGGCGCGTAATGGGGGAGACTTCAAACCTAGCCGACGATTTTAAGAAGGGAATGACTACGTACGTTTTTGATGTTAACCAGGTGGAGCAGTCTTGGTCTAAAAACCTTGGTGAAATGGAGCAGGGCATTAAGCAAATGGAGAGCGACTACGCAGGGCTGCAGTTACAAATCAGACGCATGGACCAAGAAGCCGCTAAAAATAGAAAAGCGGATAAAGACAAAGAGAAAGAAGAAGAAGAAAAGAGAAAAGAAGATGAGCGAGAAAAGGAGAAACAACACGGTGAGCAAATTGAAACTATTAGAACCTCACAGGTTCAAGGAGGTGAAAAAGAAAGGCAAAATATAGTTTTTAAGTCAATTACAGATAGACACCTTTACGAACAATATTTAGAGGAGGAGAATGCTAAAAAATTAGAGGCTATAAGAAAACAAAATTTAGAGAACTACATTACAATTACAAGTAATGGTTTGCAGGCTCTAGGTGACGTGGTAAGCGCTTTTAATATTAAAGATGAAAAGCGAGCGAAAAAACAATTTCAGATTATGAAGTCTATACAAATGGCGGCAGCTATTATAGACACCTATAAAGCTATTACCGGAGCGCTTGCGGATCAGACGCCTATACCTTACTATATGAAAGTAGCTAACGCTGCTATAGCAGGAGCTACAGGCTTTGCACAAGTCGCAAAAATAGCGCAGACGAATTATAATAGCACAGGTTCACAAGGTGGTAATAGTGGAGTTAATGCAGGCGGTGGTAATAATATGCCTACAGCTCCTGCGGTAGACTTTGGTTTTTTACAGCAAACTGGACAGCCTAACACAGTAGAGACTTACGTACTTGCGGGCAACGTAGCCAACGCGCTAGAGGCTCGACAAAAAATAATAGATCAGTCGTACTTGTAAAATGAAAAAAGCAAATTTTCCACTATTAAGAAAGGCTATTAAGCGAGGTACTCTAATAGGATTAGAACGCATAGAGGAATTAGATATAACTAAAGAGGAGGCTATAATAGGGGAAATAACCGAGGCAATTTTAGAACAAATAGAGGAACTATACAATTTTGAATAAATGAATAACGAAGTAAAAGTAATTGAATATGGGCTAGGTGATAACGACGAGTACGGAGTATACGCCATAAGCCTAGTAGATGAACCTGCTATAGAGGTAGACTTTGTAGCATTGAATAAGGACCGCATTTTATTAGCGCGCGTTCAAGACGGTGAAAAGCGAATGTTATACGGCCCTGCCTTAATTCCTAACCAAGCTATAGTTCGCTTCGATAAGAACGGACAAAAGTATTTTATTAAATACTCGCCTGAGACTATAGAGAAAACTGCGCAGGAATTTCTTAAACGCAATTTACACCATAACCATACGGTACAGCATGAGCTACCGGTAGCAGGTCTAACAGTTGTCGAAAGTTGGATAAAGCAAGGCGCAGACAAAGGGCAAGAGTTCGGCTTTGACCTTCCCGACGGCACCTGGATGATAGGGGTTAAGGTAGAAGATGAAAATACTTGGGAAGCTGTAAAGCAAGGCGTACTTAAAGGCTTTTCTATTGAAGGTTTTTTTGTACCTGAAAAAGAGGAAGTTTACAACGAGAGCGAACTAGAGGCTATTCTAACCTCACTAGTAAACGAAATTGGTGAAATAAAATAAATGTTTTTTACACTATATAGAAACGTAAAAATAATGATCGCTGAGATTTTAAACAAATTCGCCCCATTGCTAGAAAAGCACGGGGTAAAGCTGTCAGCTGTAGAAGCACCTGCAGAAGTTGCTACCGAAGAAACAAAGGTAGAAATGATGGTAGAGGGCGCACTAGCAGACGGTACTTACATAGCTTCACCTGCCTCTGAATGGGTGGAAGGTGTAGAAATTTTCGTAATGGATGCGGAAGGAAACCCACAGCCACTAGCAGACGGTGAATACCAACTCGACAACGGTAAAATGATTGTTGTTAGCGAGGGTAAAATTGCCTCTATTAAAGAAATGGAAACAGAGGTAGAAATTGAAGTAGAAGCGGAAGCCACCGAGCAGTCAGTAGAAGAAACTTACAGCAAGGACCAAGTAGAGGCTCTATTAAATAACGTAATTTCTGAATTTTCTACTAAGCTTTCAGCAATGGAAGAAAAGCTTTCAGTAGCAGAGGCTAAAGTAGTAGAGCTTTCGCAAGCTCCTGCCGTAGCACCTGTTAAACAAAGAGCAGCAGTTCAAACTCAGCAACCATTACAATTAAATCAAATTCAAAACACTGCGGAGCGTGCTCGCGCTATCGTGGCTAAATACACCAAATAAATAAAAACAAACAAAAAAAATGGCAACAAATTTAACCATTACTTCAAGTTACGCGGGCGAATTAAGCCTCCCGTACATTGCGGCTGCTGTCCTTTCAGGTGACACTATCGCGAACAACTACGTTACTGTTAAAGAGAACGTAAAACACAAATTAGTCCTTAAGACTTTATCTACTACAGGTATCGTTAAGGCATGGGGTTGCGACTTCGATAATACCGGAGCAGACCTAGATTTAACTGAGGCAGTACTTGAGGTTACTGACCTTAAGGTAAATGTTGAGGTTTGTAAAGACCAATTCGCTAAAGATTGGGAAGCTTTGCAAACTGGCCGTGGCTTTGCTAACGACACAATTCCTGCTAGCTTCGCTGACTTTATTATCGGAGTTTTAGCTGCTAAAGTTGCTGAGAATATCGAGTACACTATTTGGCAAGGTAATTTCGGAGCTTCTCCTTACACTGCGTTCGACGGATTGTTGAAAGTAATTGATGACGCTAAGTCTAACACTCCTGACGTTAACTTCCCTACTTTGTCAGCTTCAAACGTAATTGCTCAATTGCAATTATTAGAGGCTGCTATTCCTGCTACATTGGTTGGAGATGCTAACGTAAAATGCTACGTTAACAAGCAAACTGCACAGTACTACCGCCAAGCTATCGGCACTTTGGGTTACTTACAACAGTATAACGCTGCTGTAGCTATTCCTTTGACTATCGACGGTTACGAAATGTATGTATGTCCAGGTATTCCAAACGGAACTGCATTGTTCGCGAAAAAAGATAACCTTTTTGTAGGTACTGACTTAGTTTCTGATTTTAACGAGGTTAAAGTTGTAGACATGTCAGCTACTGACGGAAGCGACAACGTACGCATGGTGATGAAATTCCGTGCAGGTACTCAGTGCGCTTTCCCTGCTGAAACTGCTCTAGGTTACTAAGATTTTCCTTTGTTATGTTGAAGGGTTGGCGCTACGGCGCCGCCCTTTTACTGCAAATAATAATAACTTAATACTATAAAGACGTGGCATGTAACGCACTGGCCGGCATGGCTCTAAACTGCAAAGAGGGTATAGGTGGAATTAAAGCTATTTATGTAGCTAACTTTTCCGCTATGCAAAACAATTTTACTTTAACCGGTAACGAGGTAGCTACTATACCTGGACCTGTAACAGTATTCGAGTACAAGCTACCTAAAAACACAGGTAACTTTACTGAGGAGGCCGCTATTAGCATTGAAAACGGAACAGTATTTTATACTCAAACGGTAGTAGCTTCATTACACGGTTTAACAACTGACCGCGCGCAAGAGCTTCAAACTATTGCAAAAGGTCGTTTAACTGTATTCGTACTAGATTCAAATGATAACATTTGGATGGTTGGCGGAAATACAGGCGCTGAGGTAACAGCTTTCTCGACTATGACAGGAACCGCTAAAGGCGATATGAACGGGTACACTATTACCTTCACTGCAGAGGAAAAGAATAAGGCTTATTACCTAACTAATACAGACCCTGCTGACCCATTCGACGATTACGCACAAGTTACTGTAACTGCAGGCACATTGTAAATAAATTTGTGCTATATTTAAAGCATGGTTTATTTACTAAAAAATACAGCAGCACAGCTCCTCTTTTTGCAAATACAAGAAGGGGAGCTTTTGCTGTCTAATTTTTATACTGACTACTTGCTCGAATTAACTAACGAGCAGACACTAGAAAAACTTTACTGCATTCCAACAGTCGTAACAACCAACGCGAGATTTACGAGTATAGAAGTTGGCACGAATGCAAATAACCCAACGTCAGGCAGTTTATTAATTAAC